ACTCTGGCTGGGCCACAGACAAAGAGTTTGATAAGATGAGACTAGCAAGACCTGTTAATGAAGGTTGGTTATACTCCAAAGACAATAAATCTATAAAGCTGTTTGCCTCTTACGATAAAGATGATGATGGTATTACTTTTGGGGATCGGACGATGATTCCTCGTCAGTGGGTGAAGAAGATTCAGAAGCTATAACTTCACCTTCTATTTGTTTTGCTTGTATGAGAGGTGCGTAATCCTCTAATATTTGTTTCATTTTATTTTCTAGTTCTTGCTCTGTCATGTCTTCGAGCTTACCAGTTTTAATAATTTTACGATCAATATATAAACCTGCTGCTTTACCTCTGTTTGTTTCTGCATTTACAGCTGATGAGAAGGATCCTTTTTTAAGTGCTAGTTCTTT